CCGGAAACCGGGAACACGCCGAAATGGGAGGATAGGTTATGCCGAAGAAAACTAACGAGGAAATGCAGACCACACCCGACCTCGACCAGGCCATGAAGGACGGGCAGATCACGTTTGACGGGGAAAATACCGAGAACGCTGCCGCACCGTTCATACCGGGGACACCGGGTCCTGAAGAAAAACCAGAGGAAAAAGAAGAAGAGAAGCCGGAAGCAAAGATAGCACCAGAGGGTGAGTCACCGGAAGAGATTGCGGCCCGAACCAAAAAGGAGGACATGCCTCCCGAGACCGACTTCCGATTTAAAAATCACCCCGAGGCCGAAAAAGGCTACCGGGAACTCCAGGGACGGACGACCAAGGCCGAACAACGGGCGAAGGCCGTCGAAGCCGAGCTTGACCGGATCAAAAATGCCGACCGGATCAAGGCCGAAACAGAGGCCACGCGGGCAACAATCGTCGATTTTGCCGCGACACGAAAAGCGCAGGCTCTCGAAGCAATAGATGCGCTCGATCCGGAGGATACAGAGTACCGGAAAAAAGCGGCAACCTGCCTCAGCCAGGCCGACATCGACATCTACGAACACTACCAGACCCACGGGCGCATAGCGCCTGCTGAGACTGAAACGCAGGCAAAGACAGACAGTGACACTGTCGAGATGGAGCCGGCCAGGGACTATGTAAAAAAGCAGATCGTCGGCGAGGGTTTTGACGAAAATGATCCTCTCTTTTGGCAGTATGCCGCCCGCGCGCCGATCACAGACGAAAAGGGGATGCCCACTACGCTTGATAAACAGATAGAGTGGGCTGTGTTACAGACAAAACAATATCACAACAGTATCCGGACGAAGTTGAAGACAGAGGAAGAGACCAGGGTTGCGGCAGATGTACGAAAAAAACAAGAAGCCGACCTTCCCCTGGGCCGCGGAACTTCCGGCGGTAGAACGACCGGCGGCAGAAACGCGACTGAGGAGGAAGACAAACCCGTCAGTCTGTCCGACGCCATCGAATTCGCCCAGGATCAACGACGACTATAACAGGAGGAACGAACCATGGGCAAAACTTTTACCTGGGCACTGGACGCAGAAAGCGGCGTTTACAAGAGCCATGCACTTTCCGGCGAGCTTTTGAAGCTGGCCGCATTGAAGTTCAAAATCGTGCCATTCACGAAGAAGATAACAAAATTCGGTAAGCGTATGGGTGACACCATCACGCTGCCGTACTACAAACCGGTTGCGGAACCGACAACGGCGGAACTCACCGAAGATATCCGCATCCCGATTGATCAACTCACAATGGGCAGTTATTCGATCACGATCAAGGAATGGGGCCGAGGCGCGGAATACTCCTCACTTGCTGAGGATCTCTCCATGCTGTCCCCGAACGAAGGGGCTCAGAAGGTTTTGAAAGACCAGATGAATCTCTGCATGGACACGGCTGCCGCGGCCGCATTTACCGGCACCCACGCCAAGATATGTTTCATCCCGACCAGTCTCACTGGAGGGACGATGGATACTGACGGAACTCCGTCAACAGCGGCTCTCGTGAACCTGACCAAGGACCACCTCGGCGTGATCCGCGACTACCTGGCCAACGATATCCACACCCCGGCATATGACGGGGATCACTACATCGGCCTCTTCGCCACGAAGGCGCTTCGCGGACTGAAGAACGACAGGGTCATCCAGGCGTTCCATATGTACTTACAGAAAGGCGACCTGCTCTATCGGGGAGAAATCGGTATGGTGGAGAATATCCGCCTCGTCGAGATCAACCACGAGAGCGCCCTGTCGAACGGAGTAGGTACCAGTAGCGTCCTCGGAGAGGGCGTGGTCTTTGGAGAGGATGCTGTCGGACGAATCGAAATCGAGTATCCCGAGCTGCGTGCACAACCGAACTTCCAGGGTGATTTCGGTCGCAGAAAAGCGGTGGCATGGTATGGAAAGGTGGCCTTCGATGTACTGTTCCAGAGCGCCACAGACCGAGAGTGCCGGATCATCAGGGTCGGGTCTTCATAACCGACTGAAATGCGGATAACGCCGGACGGGTGAAACCCGTCCGGATTCCATAGACCGATTGGAAGAAACAAGGAGGTACCGAAAATGTTGAGATCTGATGTTTTAATTGCACTGCCGCTGCATCTTGCGGTTGACTATGACGATGCGGCCGGGATCGACTGTGACGCTGCCGCGGTGGACAAGGGAAGTTTTGTCATTCCCTACCGCTGCGAGGTATTTCTCGCCGGGGCCGTGGTCTGTGAAACCTGCGCAGGCGGAACGACCACCCCCATCGTTGACTTCGACCTGCGGCCAACTGCGGGCTCCGACGCGAGCAGGGGAGCGGCCGACATCGCGCACCTGATCCTTTCGACAACGGCAGCCGGGAAGGTGATGTACGACCGGGCGGCTTTGGGAACGGTGCTCGAACCGGGCGAGGAGGTCGTCGTCGAACTCAAAGCAGCCGCGACCGGTGGTAGCGCGGCGGGACACGTCAAACCGTTTCTCCTGGTCAAGCAGATCCCCGAAGTTCTGGGGAACCTGGCCGATATGGTCGAAACTGCATAATAATGCACTGAGGGGACAGTGAACCTGTCCCCTCATAAGGAGGCACACATGATAAAAGATGACGTTTTGATTGCTTTACCGCTGCATCTGGCGGTTGATTATGACGATGCTCTGGGGATAGACACGGACCAGCCCGCGGCCGATATGGGGACGTTCATCGTCCCATTTCGATGCGAGGTGTTCCTTGCCGGCGCTGTGGTGACTGAGGTGTGCTGCGGGGCCGATACGACTCCGGAAGTAGACTTCGATCTGCGACCGACAGCAGGGTCCGACACGGACAGGGGTGATGCCGACATCGCGCATCTGGTTCTATCGACTACCGCAGCCGGGAAGGTGATGTACGACCGGGCGGCTTTGGGAACGGTGCTCGAACCGGGAAGCGAAGTCGTCGTCGAACTCGCGGTGGCCGCAACCGACGCAGGAACCAGCCTTCAGACGGGCCATGTCAAACCATTTTTACTGGTCAAATGTCTCCCCGAGGTCCTCGCGAATCTGGACGACCTGGTCGAGACGGCGTAAACAATCGATATATGAGGACAGTTTGACTGCCCCTATATCCACATAAGAAAGGAGCAAAACTATGGCACATTTTGCCAACACCGATGTCACCGTGACCATCGCTTCCCGCGATCGGGAGATTGCAGGCGCGGCAGCGGGACGGAATATGACGATTGCGACGGTCGCCTTCGGCGACGGATCGCTGACCTACGACACAGGCGGAGTCCCGATGCCCGCAATCGGGTTGTTTGGTTTCCGCAATGAGATCAAGATGGGATTGATCGAGCAGCCCCCGGCGAACGGGTTTATCTATAAATACGACGCGGCAAACCGGACGATCAAGGTCTTCACCCAGGGTATCAGGACGGGATCGACGGCAGCAGGCGCGCCCGAAAACGGCGCCAACGTCGAGGATTCTCTGGCGGCGGAGGGTACGCCGACCATGCCAAACACTGCGCCCGATACCACCTACGACATGGGACAGTTGATCGAGGTGCCTCACGAGACCGCGCTGGCGGCCGTGTCGCTGACGATCCTCTTTATCGGGGACTAACCGGAGACGGCCGGCGGTATAAGAAAGCCGGCCGCATCTCCCATTTTTTACCGCAACACAGAAAGGATACATACCTATGGCACGCGCACATAATTTCTTTGCAGGACCAGCTGTCCTCCCGCTTTCCGTCGTTGAAGAAACCCGCGACGCAGTTGTAGATTTTGCCAACCTTGGCGTATCTATCATGGAAATCAGTCACCGCGACAAGGCCTTTGAAAAGGTCGTTGCAGAAGCCCAGGCAGACGCTTTAAGCATCATGGGATTGTCTGCAGATGAATATGCCGCCATCTTTATGGGCGGCGGAGCAAGTTTTCAATTTGCCATGGTACCAATGAATTTTCTGCACAAAAAAGCTGACTATGTCAACACAGGCGAGTGGGCATCGAAGGCACTGAAAGAAGGAAAGATCCTTGGTGAAGCAGTGGAGGTCGCCTCATCGAAACCAACAAACTTTAACCAGATTCCAAGAAATATTAAATACTCCGGTGATGCGGATTATGTCCATATCACGACGAACAATACGATCTTTGGCACGGAATGGAAGACAGATCCGGATGTCGGCAGTGTCCCATTGATTGCCGATATGTCTTCTGATATGCTTGGGATACGGCGCGACTTTACAAAGTACA